CTACTTCGTCGGCTTCACTTTCTTGCCTTTCCGGTCGCGGATGTAGTGCTCGGTCATCGTTACCGTCGTGTGACCTAACTGGTCCCGAGCCTGCAGAATGTCGCCACTTGATTCGGCAGTATCGGTCCCTCCCTTGGCTCGCAGATCTCTGAACTGGAAAGCCGATTTTGGGATCCCCGCTGCCTCCCGGGCCTTGTCGAAACGGCCTCTGAGCATGTGATAGGTCATCGGCTGGCCGTCATTGATGACGACCAGGCGCGTCGAGTGGACGCGGTATCCAGCCTTCCTGGCCATAATCCTGTCGATCAGCAGCTTCAGTTCCCCGATCAACTCGATACGACGCTTCGCCAACGTCTTGCCTTGGCGAATTGCCAAAGTGCCGTCGCGGATATCGCGCTCATCCATCTTCAGGGTGTCGGCCACGCGCTGGGCCGTCAGGTAAGAAAGGTCCATGGCATCCTTCAGTCCCTGATCTGCCGCCTCATAGACCACTGCATAGAGGTCATCCTCGACATACACATCACGCCCGCGCTCTCTGTTCCGTTTCACGCCTGAGCATGGGTTGGCCAGTTTGGTGTAGCCCATCTCGCGCGCGTAGTTCCAGATGGCCGAGAAAAGGGAGATTTCCCGGTTTGCGCGAACCGGCGCCGACCGCCGGAAGATCAGGTACTGCTTGATGTGCTTAGGTTCGATATCCCCGATGGCTGCAGGTGGATCATCGAAGAACGCCAGCAGTTGCTTGAGCTCGCGGGCGTTGTCCTTCTGCGTTGTAGGGCTTTTCGTTGGCACGACGTCGATGAAGTAGCGTTGAGCCACATAGCGAAACGTGAGCGTCTCCGCTAGCTTTGCATCGGCTGTGCGCGCCCTCTCCAGACGGGCGTATTCAGTGATCGCCAGGCCGTAGTCCGTTCCGAGGGACAGTTCTTTGCGTGGCTTGCCGCCGAGGTCGTAGTAGTAATAGATCTTGTCTCCGCGGCGTCTTTCGCGGAGCCGGGGAATGCTCCCCGGTTTGGTCGGCCGTCTTCCCATTTATCCTGCTTTCCTTGGAGTCCAGCCCGTCTTCTCGGGTTTCGCAGCCGTGGCCGGTGCCAGCAGGCTGGCGGTGATGACACACGGCCAGCCGTTGGCCTTCACAGTGTGGCGAATGCCATTCTTTTTCAGGACCTCTATCTGCCTGGCCTTGGTGCGCGCCCCAGTCAGTTCGCACACCTCCTCGTGTGTCAAGAATGTGATGTTTTCCATGAGGTTATGCCTCTCCCGGCCTATAGCCGGACGATTCCGCAGCCCTTTCCTTTGGGCCGCGGCATGGATGATTTCAGGTAGGATGTACCGGCTCACCGGTGACGGGACCAGCCTTGGCGGGCATGTGCCCCTGATCCGGCGGGCCTTCGCTGGGGAGGGGGCGATGCCTGGTTTCTGCTTCATCCGAAGCACCCCGTCTGCCAGGCCGCCAGCGTGCGGAGGATCGGGAATATCTCCACCAGCCCCACCACGGCCAGGCCGAGGGCGGCGATGATGGCGAGGGCAGTCAGTGCTCTACGCATCGCTTGGCCCTCCCTGACTCGCCGCTACCCGGTCGATGCGCTTGATCTCGGCCAGGATCAGTGCACCGGCCTTGATCAGGTCGCGTCGCGCGGTACTCGGCTTCCACCACTGTTCATCCCAGGGCCACGCCAGCGACACCAGCAGGGCGGCGGTTCCATCGTTCGGAGCGCTGGAGCCGGCCAGGGCGTAGCAGGCGGCGGTGCGGGCCATCTCCCCGTTGTCGTGCTCGTCGTCGTTCTCCGGCGTCCTGCCTTCGTTCTCGACCAGCCGGCGCCGCCGTACGTCCAGAAATGGCCGTCGAGCACTGGTTGCGGCTTCATGGCACGGCGGGTGACCGTCTTCCGCCCCTCCAGGATGACGCGGACCATCGGCCCGCTGAACAAGATGGGGCGTTCCTTGTGAGCGCAGCAATTTGCCGGCATAGGGTCTCCTATACTCCAGGCTTTCGGCTGGAGCGATGAACATGGATGAGGAATGGTTTGTTGCGCGGGTGTTTGAGTTGGCTGGCGAGCAAGGCCTGCTCATTCAGGAGCGAAGACCTGGGCGGAGCATTTGCTTCAATGAGACCAGCAAGAAGTGGCTTCACGAAGGGCACATTCGGCAGCTCTACCGCGAGGGGGTTCTAGCTGACGGGCTCGAACGAGCCAACCTCAACCGAATGATCGAGGGGGTGGCGCCCGGAAGACCTTGCACCCACGTCGGAATGCGAAAGCTCGTTTGCTTGGTTAAGTCCGGAGTTAGCGGTGGAAGCACAGACGAGGGTGGCGGCTGACTCCCGCCCTATAGGTGCGGCGATGTCCGCGGCCATGACGCCCTTCATCCCCATCTCAAAGGCCAGGCTGCGCTCGATATTGGCGCCGCGTGAACTTGGCCAGCCCGGCAACAGCGCGATGGCGTTGCAGGTAACCAACTGCGCCAGGGCCTTGCGCATGTAGCCGGCCCAGGTGCCGCAGGCTGGCGCCGGGTTTTCAGCCGGGTTCTCGACGTGGTAGCCGAGGGCGCGCGTTGCTCGCCAGGCTGCGCCGTACAGCTTCGAGCAGCCGTTGCGCGCGCCGTCTGTGCAACAGCGGGTCACCTCGAGCGTCATCCCGTCGTCGAGGTGGCGCGCTACCGGGCGCCCGACGATGGCCACCCCCACGATGCGCCCGTCGGCGGCGAGGCCCAGGCTGAACTTATGGCCCTGGACCGGGCCGTGGTGGCGGTGGTGCTGCTCGACGAACGCATTGGCTTCAACCAGAGTTATGGGGCAGATATCTAGGGGGGCTTCGGGCATAGGGTCCTCGTGCATTAGTAGCGAACTGCATACTTCAGAGAAGCGGAGGCGTTATGAGGAGGGACTGGGTGGTATGGGTTGGCTGCTTTTTGCTATTTGCCGCTGGGGCGGTTTTTTCTAAACTTAGCTTGGGCTCAAATTTCTTTTTAGTTCCTAGTGTTCATGATCTATTTGATATTGCTTCGTCGATGGCAACTGTTATCGCCGTGATCTTTGCAGGGCTTGGATTGAGCTCATGGAGAAAGCAATTAAGAGCAACCTCCGATTACGAGCTTGCGAGAAAAATGCTTGTTGCAGTACAGAAATACGCTGACGCTGCAGAAGAGTCTTGGCGCTGGTGCTACATTGCTAACGACGAGCAGGCAACGGATGCTCGGGAGGGTAAGGAGCGAACTATTCGAGCTATTGCGGCAGGGGCTGAGCCCGCAATGCGGAAGACGCGGCAGTATACGGCTGACTTGAAAGCGTTGCTTCTAGAGTGTCGAGCGCTATGGGCAGATTATGAAAGTCTGAACTTGCGTGACTTCTTAAAGTTCGGTGAGAACTGCGATAATTATCTGTCATCCTTCATTGAAATTAGTGCTGTCGAGTCAAAAGATGAGTATTTAATTAATGTTCTTAGAGGAGCTGCAATGCAGAGCATTTGGGATGGTCTTAAAGGGGTTGGTCTTACCGAGCAAGGGGCTGTGTCGGACTACATTAGTAGAGAGCTTTCTTATATAAATGGCCGGCTTGGCGAGAAGTTCATACGCTGATTTTCAGGCGGCCGCAATTATTGTCTCGATGATTTTCTGGTCAGCAACTGGTGGTACGGTATTGCCCGCCATGTGAACCGTCAGGCGGTGGTTGTCTGGTCTCAGGGTGTCCTTCGGTAAGGGCATGGCCGCCAAGCGCTCGTCGGCGGCTATCATGCGCATCCGATAGCCATCCACCAACGCCCAGCGATCGCGCGTCGTGGCCGAGTCACCGTGAACTGTTCGGTGTTCACGGGTTCACCTCCTGTTGCGCGACGCTCAGCGCCACCGCAACCGGGCGCACCCAGATAGGCGTATTGCTGAGCATGAAGGTTTCGCCGGCCTCGGCCAGCAGCAGCGTTGTACCCATCACGCCGGCGATGGCCTCGGCCGCGGCCGGCGGTACGGCGTTGCCGATGCGCTCGCGCCAGTCGCTGTCGCTCAGGCCGTCGAGGATCAACTGTTCTTCCGGGTCCACCAGGCTCTGCAGCGCGGCCAGCTCCAGGGTGGTGAAGGGCCGGTGCCAGGTGCCGTCCAGCGACTGGATGATGCAGGTGAGCCGGTCGTTCGCCGCCGGCATGCGCGGGTCGGCGACGCTCCACCGGCCATTGTCGTGCCGCGCGCTGGCGGATACTGCGCCGGCGGACTGGTCGAACCCGACGACACCGTAGTGCCCGCCGGTCAGGTAGGCGTCGCCCTTGGTGCGATCGAGCACGCGCGGATCAGCGATCGACAGCGCGCCGCTGGCCACCTGCTGGGAGCCGGTGACCGTGCCGGTAGCGCTTCCCCACTCGCCGACGTGCAATTTGCGGCTGCTCGCCCCTGGGTGCCAGTTGTGGTACCTGGGATCGGCAACAGCCTGGCCGCCGGAACTGGGTGAGTGCCCGCCGGTGACGGTTCCGGCGTGCTGGTCCATGCTGACGACGCGGAAAACGTTCTTGTACCAGGCCACGTCCGGGCGTGGGTCTGCTACGGCGAATGCGCCCTGACCGGTGGTGCTGGCCGCGATTACGGTGCCGGACGGACCGTCCCAGTCGGTGACCGGGTACTTGCCGAAACTCTGGCCGCGGGGATCGGCGACGGAGTACGTGCCCTGGCCGGGCGACTTGACGCCGATGATGGCGCCGGAGGTGTCGGTCCAGCGGCGGACGCCGTACTGCTGGTATTGCAGAGCGTTTGCCGGTGCGCGCGGGTCCGCTACCGAGAACGCCCCGTTCGTGGGGCCGCTACGGCCGGCGATGGTGCCCATGCTGTCGTTCCAGCCGTGGACGCCCATGTAGCCGGCCTGATACTCCGGCACGATGATCAGATCGCGCAGGTAGCCGTCCTCGACGGCGAGGTCGTTCAGGCTGCGCCAGTCGCTGCCGGCTCGCACCAGAGCGAGGCGCACCCAGGTCTTCCACTGCAAGGACGGTACGCGGTGCATCGGGCCTGCAGCATCGATGTCGCCGGGCAGCGGCATGCGGCCGAGGATGTCGCCGACGGCGCGCAGGCTCTTCTTCTCTGGCTCGTACAGGAAGGGGGGCACTTTCTCGACGTGCCGCGCGACCAGTAGGAAGCGCTTGCGGCTTTGTGCCAGGCCGCCGAGTTCGCCGCAGTCGTGAGTGGTTTCCGCCACGGCGTAGCCGAAGCCACCGAGCAGGCTGTTGATCTGGTCCAGCAGGTGCCGACCGCGGCTGGCCAGGCGCGGGACGTTCTCGAAGACGATCAGGGGCACCGGGTCATCGGCCCAGGCTTCGCCCATGAGCCAGATGCAACGCAAAGTCAGTTCGTTCAAGGCCTGATATTTAGGGGTCAGGCTCATTTTCTCCGACAGCAGGCCGCTGGCACCCTTGCAGGGCGAGCTGATGAACACGGCATCCGGTCGGCGCCCGCCGGCGGCGCGGCGGATGTCCTCCGGGGTTGCCTCCCGCCAGCCTGTCGGCGGCTCCTTGCCGTGGAACCGCACGTACTGGTCGCGGGTGAGGAGGTCCAGCAGGGTGCCCGGGACACCGGCCAGGCGCTCGAAGTCGCGCAATCCGGCCGGGTCCACGTCGATCCCGCCGAGGCAGACCCATTCGGCCTCGACGTTGCCGACCCGCGGGCGCGCCCGGTTGAAGCCTGCGGCGCCGCCGCCCAGGCCGCAGCAGAAGTGGAAGTGGTAGAGGGTGCGCTTGATGATCATGCAGAGGTTTCCTTATACGAACAGCAGCGGCTGTACCGCGCCGTCGGCGAAGACTTTGTCGAGAGGGGTGGTAGCGATCGGCTCGTCGCCGTCCCAGCCATCCGGCCAGGTGCCGGCGGCGATCAGCTCGCGGATGCGGGCCTCTTCCTCGGCGTTGATCAGGTCGATGCGAGGGCGACCGAGGCGGTCGGCTGCGGCGTTGCACTCGGCCTGGATGGCCAGTACGCGCTCCAGGCCCAACAGGCGGGACTCCAGCAAGATCGGTCCCATGCGCTGGGGGTTCGCGGCGATGCTGCCGTCCTTCAGCCGCTCGATGCCGGCCTTGCGCAGGCGGTGCTGGGGCTCGCGCAACTGGCGCCATAGCTCTTTCAGGCCGCGCAGCGGCGCCAGGTATGCCCAGTGCGGCATGGCCAGCACGGTTTCCAGCGCCTTCTCCTCGCTGGCCAGCGGGCAACCCGTGCAGCCGGTTCTGGCGTTGATCTCTTCGGCCTCATCGCCGCCGTAGGCGTCGGCGATCATCGCGGTGGACCAGTCGCCGAACTCAGCGAGTGGAGCCCAGTGCTTCAGCCACTCCCAGACGTGGCAGACGCGCCAGTGCAGGAGCGGGGCGAGGGTGGCGAGCCGGCCTTTCAGGCCCTTTGCCTCGGGTAGCACCTTCTGGTACCAGCCCTGGCCGCACTCGGCACCGTCCTTACCGCAGGACATCTCGATCCGCTTGTCGCGGATGGCGCTTTCGCCCTGGCGCACGCCAGTGATCATCAGCACGTTCCCGTCGAGTGCGGCCAGGCGCTGCTCCAGGGCGGCCTGCATCGGGTCGATCTTGATTTGGCGGGTACACCAGCGCAGCGTGTTGTTGTTCGGTGGGGGAACGCCGCGGCCCAAGATGTAGACCATGAAGCGCTTGTCGAGCGGTGCGCATACCACCTCGACGCGGATGCCGCGGTCCCGCAACTCGTCCATGATCTGGTGCGCCGCGATGGCCAGCGGCGGCAGTTCCTGGCGCGTGTCCGCGTAGAACACGGTCAGCGTCTTCGGCGCCTTGACCCGGCCGGTGTCGATCAGCCAGATCAGCAGCGTTAGCGTGGTGGTGCTGTCCTTGCCGCCAGACCAGGCCACAGCCCAGTGCTCATGGTCGGCGCCGTAGGCCTGCATGCTCTGGATGGTCAACTCGATGCTCTCGGTCATCTGCAGGCGCTGGGCGCCGGCGGCGAAGATGTCGCTTTGGCGGCTCATGGGATGGATCCCTCCTATTGAGTTGCGAGCGCAGAGAAGCGCTGCACCATGCGTGATGGCGCAGCGATGTCATTGGGTCTAGAGTTGGGTGGCCCGGCATGGGGCCGGATCAAGGAGGAGTTATGACGTGCCTGGTATGCGGAGGTGAGGCTGGTAGTGAAGTTGAAAGCTTCGGAGGTGGCCGACGGTTCTTTTGTGAGCCGTGTGGTGGCTATTACCAAGCTTCAGGCACGCTCAACGCGATGCTTCGCGGTAAATTGTTTGAGGTGGAGTCCACCCGGCTTTGGTCGAATGACTAGAAAGGGATAGCGATGAAAAAAACTGGGCTAGTTTTATGGGTAATTGCCGTGCTCGCTGGATGCGCAACAACTGCCAAGTATGAGAATGTGTTGAATTCGTGGGTTGGAAGCAGCGAGATCGATCTGATCCGCGCCTGGGGGCCTCCTCAACAGGCATACAATTCAGGGGAGTCGCGATTCATTACATATACGAACTCAAGCAACATTTATATGCCGGGAGTTTCCCCATCCTATACGACTACCTACTATGGAAATACCGCATACACGACTTCTAGCGGTGGTTCGCCAGCACAGAACATCCCTCTTTCTTGCACGACCACCTTCGAGTTGAAGAATGGTGTCATCTTGTCCTGGCAGTGGCAGGGCAATCACTGCGTTGCTCGGTAAAGTCACGCGGCCAAGCGCGCAGCATCCTCCGCACGGCGCGAGGAGGTGATCTTGCATCCATGGGGGCGACTCGTGGTGCTGGGCGCCGTTGCGGCGCCCGTGTTGAGGGTCAGGCAGCTTTCTGGTGGTCGTGTCCGGCAATATGCCCGGCTTCGATCCAGACCGCTTGTAGCCAGGCCGGCGCCTTCGCCATCGGTTCCTTGAGCGTGCCGGCGACGATCACCGAATCGATTTCCTTGTCCATGGTCACGGCGCGCAGCAGTGTCAGGGCCTGGCTACGACTCGGCAGGTCCAACACATCGAGGCGATCCAGCAGCGCCAGGCGCAGGCCGGAGATCGTCGCGATGGTCAGGGCCAGCGTCGCGTCGCACCGCCAGCGTTCGGACTCGGACAGCAGGCCGTACAGTCGACCGCCGAACGTGACATCGATGTCGGCGCTGATCTGTACCGGCGACCAGCCGGCGGTGCCGGATAGGCGCTGCAGTAGCTCGTTCACCGGTCCGATCGCGTCGGCCAGGATTTCCGCCGGGATGCCCGTGGGGGAAAGGGCATCGGCCAGGGCGCCCCAGGCGCAGACCTCGGCGTGGAAGCCGGCGGCCTGCTTGATGACGTCCTGGCGCTGGGCGGCAGCATTGAACGCTTCCTGCAGCGACTGCACCTTGGCCTGCTGCCGATCACGCGCCTGGCGCAGTTCGTTGATCGCCTGTTCGCCGTTGGCGATCGCCTCGGCGCTGGGCGCCTGGGCGGTTTCGGCTTCCAGGGCGGCGGCCTGCGCGGCGGCGTCCTCGCTCTCCTTCAGGTCCCGCTGGCTGTTGGCGACGGCCCGCTGAGCGCTGGCAAGGTAGCCGCGGAACTCCTCCAGGCGTTTCGCCGCCTCGGGATCGGCAACCTTCGCCGGGGGCTGGTGCGCGACCAACTGGCCGGCCTGCAAGTCCACGGCGCCCTGGCAATGAGGGCAGGTCAGCGGCTGGTGGGCGGGCTCGCCGCTGGCGGCGGCCTCGGCTGCCATCACCTTTTCCGACCATTCGTCTTGGGCCTTCTCGTCGGTTGCGAGCTTGTTGCGCCGGCGGTCGGCCAGCGCTGCGGTCTCGCGGAGAGCAGTGATGCGGCTGGCGCGGGACTGGGCGTCGGCGTGGGCGCGCTTGCTGGAGCCCAGGGTCTGCTGGGCTTCATCCAGGTCCTGCGCTGTGGCTTGCAGTTCCGCGCACGCCGATTCCAGTTCCTCCTCGCTGACGATGACCGGCGGCGCCTCCGGCTCCCACCCGTTCGCCTTCTCGCTGCCGTAGTTCTCGCCGGTGACCGCTTTCCAGGCGCCGCGCGCTTCGCTGGCGTAGTCCTTTGCCTGGCCGACCATGGCGGAGAACCCGGAACGGAGCAGGGGCTTCACCTTCTCGAACAGCGCCAGGTCGATGCCCTTGGCCTTCAGGCGCTTGCCGACCTCGGCCGGGCTGGCGCTGGCGCCGGTCAGGTCGAACAGCACCCGGCGGCGATCTTTGGCGTCCAGAGCGGCGAAGCGGCTGGCGTCGAGCACGAACGGCAGGAACGGCGAGTCGGCGAGCGGGGAGCCTTTGCCGCTGGGCAGCGCGACCCCGCAGGCCTGCACCTCGCCGGCATCGTCCAGCCACTCGACGCGGGCCTCCCCTTTCTTGGCGCCCTCGGTGATCAGTTGGCCGATATGCTGCTTCTGCGCAACGCGGCCGGGCTTACCGGTGAAGGCGTGGCTGATGGCGTCGAGCAGCGAACTCTTGCCGGCGCCGTTGTGGCCGGCCACCAGGAGCACCGGCGCAGAAACATCAAGGGCCGCATGACGCAGCCCTTGGAAGTTGGTGATTTCGAGTTTCGTGATGCGCATGGCTCACTCCAGGTCGAGGGCGATATCCCCCGGCTTCTTGACGACGCGGTAAGTGTTCAACTCGCGGGACTCCTCGTTTTCCTGCTCGAGCACGATGACGCCCTGGTCCAGCAGTTGTAGAACGACGCGCTCGGCTTCCTCGGTGGTGAGAGCGAAGCGCGATTGCAGCCAGGCCGCGTCGAACACGTCCTTCTTGGTGGCGACGCCGATGGCGATCTCGCCCAGGGTGTGGCCGGCGAAGCGCTCGACGGTGAGTTGCGGCAGCTCTTGGAACTCGGCATCGACGACGTCGCTGTCGTCTGCTGGTTGCATACCGCCCCAGGCGCCGGCGTCTTCCATGTCGTGGTCGCCGCCATTCAGGTCCAGCGGGTTCTGGTCCGGGTCAGGCTTGACCTGGTCCATGCCCTCGGTGAACTCGTTGGCGCCGCCGATGATGAGCAGGCAATCCTTGTTCACCGCGAACAGCAGGTCCTCCTTGTGAGGGCTGCTCGGATTCACCACGAATACGGCCTTCATCTTGTCCTTCGCGGTCATCGACTCCAGCTTGCCGTAGACCGTGTCGCGGTCGCCGCCGGCAATGGTGTGGACCGCGATGGTGGCGGCATTCCGTACCTGGCGCTCCAGGCGGTCGATGATGTCCTGCTGCTTGGCCTCGGGAAGCTTCTGCCAGCAGTCCGGCATGATCCGGATTTCCTGGATCAGTCCCTGCAGCAAGCTCTTGCCGAGCGTGTCGGCGGTCATGTTCATGAAGTGCGGGTTGTTGCTCATCGGGAATGGGTCCTATTCGTTGGTGATCCGTTCCAACTGCTCGAGTTGGGCGTCGCTGAGGTAGGTGTGGGCGCCGTAGCGCTGGAAGTTGCTGCGGAGGTCGGCCAGGAACTGCTCGTCCCAGTCCGTAGCGGCGTTGAGCTCGGCCGCGCCGAGTAGCGCGGCGAACTCCCCGACTTGGCCGTACCGCTCAAGGACAGTAAGGCTGGGCATGGCCGGTTACTCGAGATTGAGCTCGTCGGTGCCGGTGTCGACGGTGTCCGACTGCTGGCCCGGGGCGGGTTCGGTGATTTCGCCCGTCTCGGTGTTTACGCCGTCCGGGACCTGGTCCTGAGACTGGTCGTCAACAACGCTGTATTCGCCGGTGAGGATGGACGCGTTGTCCTGGTCCAATCCAGCGTCGGCGCGTTCGTCCAGGGTGACTGCGGTCTGCAACTCGATGCTGACCGGCAGGTACTTGAACAGCCGGCGGATGACGGTCTTCTTGGCCATCTCTTCGTAGTGGGTGACCCAAGGCCCGTTTCCGGATGCCTTGCTGGTGGCGCGTACTTTGTCGACGTCGGCCTTGCTCATGACCTCGAATTGCACGCCGCCGTCCTTCAGCTTGGCGACCGCGTAGACGTGGGTCATGACGCCGCGTTCACCTTCTCCCGGAACGTGTTGGACGTCCTCGTCGAGGCCGTAGCGATAGCTGAACTGGTCGTTCTGGTGCACGGTGCGCGCGGTGAGCGAAACGATCTGGCCGGAGCGCCGGGCAAGGTCAATCATCCCGCGGTAGCCGATGATCAACTGGACGTTCGACAGGCCATCTTTCGCCTTGCCGTTGCCGAACGGCAGCAGGTAGGCATGACCGAGAGCGTTACCCGGTTCCAGGCCGAGCTGCGCGCATTGCATCACGGCGCCGAGGAAACTCTCCTGATTGCATTTCGCCAGGGCCGGTACTTTGCGGATCTCGGTCAGCGCGATGCGCGCGAGTCGGTCGGCGGTCATGTGCTTCGGAAGCGCCAGGGCCATCTGGGCTTTGATCTTCGGGTCAGTCATCAGGTGGGCCAGCGTTTTCGGCTGACCGTTGTTGGCGACATTGCCGGTCGCGGCGGCTTTCAGGGCGGTTGCGGACATGCTGGGCTCCGGTTACTTGAGGCGGAAAACGCGGGATTCGCTGGTCTTCTTGAACTGCTCGAACAGCGCGGGGTGGGCTTCCTTGAAGGCGGATTGGTCGAAGCGGTTGGTGGTCTGGGACTTCCACGTCAGTACCGACTTGCCGTTGACCGTGAGTTGGGCGTGGTCCTGCATGAAGAGCTTGATGCGCTCCTCTGCGGACTCGATCTCGTACTCCAGGCCCTTGGCCTTGGCTTTCAGTTCGCGCAGGCGGTTGAACACCTCCACGACCTTGCCATCGGCCTCGATGCTGGTTCCGGCGTCACGCTCGAACAGCCGGAGGATGTCGCTGACAGCGGTTGCTTCGGGCGGATCCAGGCGCTGGATGCGTCCCCAGAACTCGACCTCCTTCTCGCGAATCGCCGCGATGGTTTCGTCGTCCCGCTCGACGCGGTACACGCGGAAGTCGTCGCCGCCGATCAGAACGCCGAAGATGCAGACCTGGCGGCCGGTGACCATCAGGCCGTGCATGGCCTGGGCGGTGTAGTGGACTGGAATGGCATCGGTCTGAACCTCACCCCATTCCTTCGCCTTGAAGGGGCTGACCGTCTTGATCTCGATGTTTTCGCCGCTGGCGGCCTCGGCGTCGATCTCGGCGGCCATGAAGTCGTGCTGCTGGTCGCGGTAGCGGTTACCGCGGCCGACGATCTTCAGGCCGGTCTCTTCGGCCAGCAGGTCGATGACGTAGGGCTCCATCCGCTGGCCACGGGTGAAAATCTTCTGCTTCGCCGGGTCGACGGGACCGGTGCGCGGCTGGACCTTATCCAGGTACACGTCCAACGGAGTGCGCCAGGGGCTGATGCCGAGGATGCCGGCGACATCGCTGCCGCCGAGGTACTTGGTGCGGTCGAGCGCGCCGACCGATGCGAGAGCTGCAGTCATGGGGCTGGTCTCATTTCAGGGTGAGGGTGGTTGTCGCGTGAAGGCGGGAGCTACGCCGGAAGCGCAGAACGCAGAGGTCGCCGCATATGTCGGCGAAGAACGGGTTGTGGTAGCCGTGGCGGTTGGCCAACTCGACGGCCTGGCGGATGCTCTTTCCGGCAAACTCTTCGATATCGTCGAGTTGGTCGTCGATGATCGAGCGAACGGGGCGGGTGGTCATGTGTTCGTGCTCCTGAGTTCTGCCCAGCGCGAATCCGCTGCGGCGTCGAGCCGGCGGCGCATGTCGTCGTAGAGGCGGGTGTCGATGAAGTCCACTGCGTAGGCCAGTTCGATCTGGCCGTGGAGGAAGCTCTGTTCGGGGCGCGGGAAGTGGGACCGGCGCATGGCCGTGATGCCTTCCTCAATCATCCGAACCGCGCGTTCATTGCTGAAGGCCATCGTCGGCCTCCTGCTCTTCGTCCTCGTGCTCTGGTTCCGGCTCCGGCTGTTCCCAGAGCGGGTCGACGGCACGGTCGTAAGCGAGTTGCGCGCTGCTGAAAGCCGCGCGGTTGCGGCGCTCGCGGTATGTCCACAT